AACTTGACTTATGAAAACATCCCTGATGACGAGGCAAACGAATTTCTGGATCATTACAACGACATGAAGGGAACTTTTCTCACTTTTGTGCTGGGATCTGGTGGCGCTGCCGGCAAACAAGTCAAAAGCGGCATGTCCACCGCATTGGCTGAGAACATTCCTGGCGAGGTGGGCAGTGAGTGGAGATACGCCGAACAACCTGGAATTACTAGCGTTTATCCAGGTGTGAGTAGTGTGTCGGTGAAGCTGCTGCAAGTGCTGATATGAGCAACTATTACTCGGGACAGCAGGGCAGTTTGTGGTTCTGTCCGGCCAATGCAAGTTATCCAGTCCCTGTAAAAGCCGGGCAAGTAACCAACTGGTCAATTCAAGTCAGTCAGTCGGCTTTAGACACCACAGTTCTTGAAGACACCGACACTACATTTATCAATGGATTGCGTACAACTACAGGCAATTGCCGGTTGTACTATTACGGCACTAACTCTTCAGCATCACAATTAATCCGCACAATTTTGCTGCCTAGGCAGAATTCAAACGAGCCTGGTATAGCTGCTAGTACGCAGCAGAATGTCATCTTCAAGCTAAAAGTCGATGGAGCTGGTGAGATAGAAGCCGAGGCATTGATCACCAGTGGTGCGATGGCAATGTCAATTGGTGAGGTCTTGGCCGTAGATATTGAGTTTCAGGTCCAAGGTGCCATTAAATCGGTGACGATATGAGCGTTTATTTAGGCGATAACGGCAGTGTTGAAATTAGGCGGCAAGGCGAACCTGTTGAGGTCGAGCTGCTGGCTCAAGATGTCGATGTAGATAATCGCCGCTTTGGCCTGGACTGGTCGCCTGGGGACATTGATACAGTCCCAAGCCCTTTGATCACAGGCGATCAGGTTGAATTCAAGACGACAAACGGTTCTAATCTTGTCCTGGTTTCAGGCGAGTCAGATGAGGATGTAACTCGCTGGGTTCATATTGATAGTGCTGGTGGCATTCGGCTTTACAGCAACTATGCAGATGCAATAAATGGCGGCATTGAAACTGCAGTTGAATTGTCGCAGCCGAGCAGTAATCAGACCATCACTGTCGATGTTGTCAATGTAAATTACTCATGCTTGGCGCAGATTAGTGACTATGAAATCACCACTAATCGCGATACTGTCAATGTGACTGAGCTGGGCGAAGAATTCAAGCGATTTTATGATCAAGGGTTAATCAGTGGCCAAGGGTCGATTAACTGCATTTGGGACTATAAGTTCACAGCTTGTGCCGATCGGTATACAGAAGACGCAGAAGTGGCGAACTACTTCTCACAACTGGTGATTCGGTTTAAGGAAGGAAGTCGGTTCAAAGCTCTGCTAACTATTTTTCGGCAAGGTGCTCAATGGGTTTGGTACGAGTGCGATTGCATTTGCACCTCGGTGGGAATGTCCTTTAACCCGACTGAAGTCATTCGCTCTCAGATCGCTTTTATCACCACTGGACCGATCCAGCTCAAGCAAGGCCAGCCACCGGGTTACCTGTTGCAGGAAGACGGCTTTGAGATCTTGCTAGAGCAGCCCCCTGGTGCGATTGAGCTTGAAAGCAGCGTCTAAACTCCAGTTAATACTGCTTGTCTAGACCGTGGCAGATAAGAAGATCTCCCAGCTGCCACCTTTGGTAGGTGCAGTCAGTACCTCAGACGCCCTTGCTATTGCTGATAACTCGGCAGCTTTAACCAAAAAAATCACGCCAAAGGACTTGATTCAGTCCGGCATTGCACTGATTGATAATGGGTCGATCCCTGTCAGCAAGGTTGATGGGACGATTTCGGCTGATATAGCTGATGGGTCCATTACGGCAATCAAGCTGTCTGATAACAGCTCTGGCGTAGTTACTTCAGGTGCATTGCCTAATGGAGTTCGGGTTGGCCAAGTCGGCCTCTCAACTTCAGATAACAATTTATACATCTGGGATGGATCGGGTTGGAGAGCCATCAAGGCACCTGATTCGATCAACTCCATCACGGTAAATCAGGGAATTGTCGAGATAGCAGTTCAGGACAATGGAGATGGCACTGTCACTCTCTCGCCTGGCCTGGCCAATACCACTGGACCTCGGCAGTTTTTGGCTGGTCCTACCAATTCAGCCGGCCTTGTTACTCAAAGGCAGATCATTGGTGCCGATGTTCCTGCTGCTAGCACCAGCGAACGTGGAACCATCATTGTTTCAGGCGGTGGTCTGACTGTTAATGCAGCCGGTCTAATCAGCATTGACAATGCCGTTACTGCTGAAACCACTCGCAGCCTGGCGACTTGGGATTCAAACGGCTTAGTGCAGGGTGGAAGCCCGATTGAACCCGGTGATTTGCCGATCGCCACTACCAATAGCAATGGTGTGGTCAAGCCCGGTGTTGCCCTGCGCGTGGACAACACAGGCAGTTTGACGATCGACAATGACATTTCATCTGGAACTTTCCCGAAAGTCGCTGTCAGCAGTAAAGGTCTTGTGACTGCAGGCGAAAGCCTGACTGAATCAGATATTCCTGCACTGTCGGCAGACAAGATCACCTCTGGTCAATTTGGCACTGCTCGGCTTTTAGACAATGCAGTAACCATGCCGAAACTGGCTGATTACTCCACTGCCTATATCCAAGAAACTCAGCCGACTGTTTCAGGTGATTTGTTCATTGGTGCGCTCTGGTTCCAACCATTGGAAGCCCAGTTGCGAATGTTTGATGGCAATGTCTGGTCGCCAATTGGCTTTGGCCGGTTGTCTCAAGAAAATCTGCGGTGGGGCGGTCTTATCAACGCATCTACCGGCCTTCTGACTGGTGTTACCTCGGCTGGTACTACAGCAGGTTTTGCCGTAGGTGATTCCTTGCCGACTGCAACCAACGCTTTGGGCGGCATCTATGTCCTAGTCAGTACGGCTGGTGATCAGATTGGTGTCACCCCCGGTGTTTCCTATGACTCAGGCGATTGGTGCCTTTGCATCAATGCCACTGATGGCTGGACAAGAATCGATATTGCTGCAAGTGGTGGTGGCGGTGGAGGGGCACAGTCCCTGGGCGATCTTCTAGATGTGTCCTTGTCCGGCTTGATCGATGGTGATCTGTTCCAATATCAAACTGCGGCTGGCAATCAGTGGACAAATATCGCCACTCTTGATCTGGGTACATTTTGAACGCGACTAAGCTGAATGAGCCTGCATAGGCGTCATTCGGCTGAATAGTCATGGTTGCACCGGTCTTAAAGATCAAGTCCTCCACGGTTGAGGGCAAGGTTCCAGCGTCTTTGTCTGCTGCTGAACTAGCGATCAACCTGAAGGATCAGAAGCTGTATAGCTCGGATGCTGATGGACAGTTTTTCAGATTGGGCGCGAGTGGTGGTGCCACACCTGGCACTTCAGCACCGTCTGACCCTCAGCCTGGCGACCTTTGGCTAAACACCAATACGAACACTCTTAATTACTATGACGGCACTCAATGGGTTGAGTTAGGTCAGGCTGGTGCGTCTGGCGTCATTTCTGTTAACGGTGAAACCGGCACTGTTGTTCTAACAACTGCCGACTTAGCCAATGATTCTGGCTATATCACTGCTGCCGATATTCCTGTTGATTCAGTTAATGGCAAGACGGGCGTTGTTGTCCTGACTGCTACTGATGTAGGTGCAGCTACAACCGCACAAGGTGAGGCGGCAGATACCGCTTTACAGCCAGGCGATGACATAACAGAGCTGAATAACAATGCTGGTTTTATTACCGCCGCTGAAGTTCCTGCTGATGCGGTGACTTCCGTTAATAGCAAGGTCGGTGAAGTTGTCCTTAATGCAGCTGATGTAGGTGCCTTGGCTCCTGGGGCGAACAACTCAGAACTGACTAACGACTCAGGCTTCATTACTGATGCGGGCGTCACCAAGATTGTTGCTGGCAGCAATGTCACCATTTCACCGACTGACGGCACTGGTGAAGTCACCATTAACTCGTCTGGAGGAGGTGGAGGAGGCGGTGATGTTTCCAGTGTGAATGGTCAAACCGGTGCTGTTGTCCTAAGTGCCAGTGATGTCGGTGCTGCCACAACATCACAAGGTTCAAAAGCCGATTCTGCTGTTCAAAGCGTCAATGGCAAGACCGGTACTTCAGTCACTTTGAATGCGGGTGATGTTGGCGCACTGAAGTCTGGCGACAATATCAGTGAGCTGAATAACAACTCGGGTTATATCACCTCAGCTCAGGTCAACTACCCGGTTACTCAGGTCAATGGCAAGCAAGGTGCGGTCACTTTGGTTGCTTCTGATGTAGGTGCACTCGCCCCTGGCGATGATATTTCTACTCTGAACAACAACACCGGCTACATAACATCAGCCAGCATTCCAAACGCGACTGAAAGTCAGGCTGGTGTGGCGTCAATCGCCAATAGCATTGAAATGGCTACCGGCACTGACAACAGCAAGATCGTTTCTCCTAAGCAGTATCGCGATTACTTGACTGCTAATTATGTGAGAAAGGGCGAGGATGTTAGTGAATTTGATAACGATGCCGGCTACATTACTGGGATTCCTGATCCATTGACGGTCAGCAGAATTAACATTGGAAACATTAACGGCACCACTTTTCCTAGTGAGTCGGACTTGTCCAATGCACCTGATACAGGTGGCCTGATCTACGACAAAGCAACTAATGCGTTTGCTGTTGAGGCGCAAGGCGACCAGTGGTTAGCAGATAAGGCCGATCAAGGCACTAAATACATAGATGCCGGGTGCACTTGGATTCAAACAGGCCCGACTGAAGACAGGAACGACCCTGAAACTTATGGCGGTTTGGTTTGGGAAAGTGCCAACACTTACACCGGGTTATCTTCCTATGACTTCGCCTGCTCATTCATTTATGAGTCAGGACCGAATGAGGCAGTTGACTACAACTTCTACGCGATGTTGGTTGATGTCAACA